AAAAACGAGTTGCGTAATACAGAGTTAAGCAAACCATTAGTTATACCAACATTTGAGGATTGAATATGTTAGCAGCACTTATATCACCAGTAGCAGCACTACTAGATAAATTTATACCTGATGCCGACACTAAAAATAAACTAGCACATGAGATAGCTACACTTGCAGAAAGGCAAGCACATGAAATTGCATTAGCACAAATAGCAGTAAACAAAGAAGATGCTAAAGGAAAGTGGTTTCAAGCTAATTGGCGACCTGCTTGTGCATGGGTTTGTGTTGCAGGATTTGGAGTTAATTTTTTAATCTCTCCTTTGTTGGCACCTTTTGGAATTATTGTCCCACAAGCTGATACAGCAACTATGATGCCAGTTCTTATGGGTATGCTTGGTTTAGGTGGCATGAGAAGTTTTGAAAAAAAGAATGGAATAGCTAAATAATGACTCCTCATTTCAGTCTTGAAGAACTTACATTCAGTGAAACAGCATCACGACATGGAATAGATAACACACCTAATGATAAGCAATTCGCTAATCTTTTAATTACAGCAAAGGAAATGGAAAATGTTAGAGAACTTCTTAATAGTGGTGCTATTCGTGTTAGCAGTGGGTTCCGTTGTTTGGCACTCAATCAACTGCTCGGTAGTAAAGCAACATCTTCACACATTAAAGGACTGGCTTGTGATTTTACATGCCAACGCTTCGGAACTCCTAATGATGTTGTACTCGCTATTATTAATTCCTCTATTCCTTATAATCAGCTTATTCTGGAGTATGATAGGTGGGTGCATATCTCTTTTTGTGAAGATAAAGAAACGCCTCAAAAAATGGCTTTAATTATTAATAAAGAAGGCACAATGTTATACTCTAATTAAGCTATTAAAGAGGTAACTTATTAATGAAGATACTTATTTTAGATATAGAAACATCTCCTCACATGGGTTTTCATTGGGGATTGTTTCAGCAGAACATTAGCATAGGTCAGTTAATAGAAAGCTCTACTGTGCTATGTTGGGCAGCTAAATGGTTAGGTAAAAAGAAAGTACACTTTTCTAGTGTATACGACACAACTCCAATTAAAATGATTAAAGAAATACATAAGCTCATAGACGAAGCTGATGCTGTTATTACTTATAATGGTAAACGTTTTGATATGCCAACACTTAACAAAGAATTTCTTATCCACAAAATACCACCACCTAGTCCATATAAAGACATTGATCTAATTAATACTGCTAGAGGTAAGTTTAAATTTGCTAGTAATAAACTTGACTATATTGCACAAGTGTTAGGAGTAGGTCAAAAAACTAGCCATCAAGGAATGCCCTTATGGATTGAATGCATGGCTAAAAATCCTAAAGCATGGAAGCTAATGAAAAGATATAATATTAATGATGTAAAATTAACAGAAGAAGTTTATGATCGATTAAAAGGTTGGATTAATATTCATCCTAATCACAATATATTATCAGAAGGTGTGGTCTGCCCTAATTGTGGTGGTAATCATTTACAGAAAAGGGGAACATCATTAGCTCTAACAAAAGTTTGGCAAAGGGTTCAATGTCAAGACTGTGGAAAATGGTCAAAACTAAACAAACCAATAGAAACAAAAAAATCAGAGTCGGCTATACCCATATAAGGAAAATGGAAATGGACATACAACTTATTGCATTTCATATGTTGGATAAAACCATTGACAATGTAGATGTGGTGCATGGCGAAGATACTATGGTAATACATTTAGATGATGGCAGCAGCATTGAATTAATTATAGATAGTGCGTACATGAATGTACAAGACCTTGATGATTAACCAAGACCTATTCACACCAGAAACAATTAAAGAACGCAACATGAAGCCTGTGACACTTCCAGATAGCACTCAAACAGATACTTGGAGTAAAGAGTATATGCTGTACTGCGAAGCATTAAATTTATCTAGAAAACCTATAGAAAAGCGTAGGGAATGGCTAAACAGATTAAAAAATAAAGACAGGGTTGAAGGGTTAAAAACCTGGCTACAATTAATATGGAAAAATAAATGACACTAGAAGAAATATTACAACAATCAGAAGTAGATAGAATGTTATCTGGTAATGTTAGACCCTATCAAAATCACGCTTTTTCAGAATACAAACCTACATTTCAACAGTCAGCATACAACACAGTAGATAGTTTTGGTAAGGCTTTAGGATTAAAAAATTCTTCATTAGCAGATGGGTTAATTGGTAGAAAGGGTAATTTTGGTCTTATGGATTTAACTGGTTTTTCAGAAGGCTCTGAAAATATGGCTAGAGATACTGGGCGAGGAATAGCACAAGGAAATTATGGTGATGTTGCTTATGGTTTGGGTATGCTTGGTTTAGAAACCTTACCCATAGGTAGAGTTACAAAAAAAGTTGCCAAGCCTGTAATTAACAAAGTTAAATTTGACCCAAGATTTGATAAGAGAGTTAGAGAACAAGTTAAATTAGAAAATGTAAAACCTAAAATACAATCAAACAATATACAAGAAAATGTACCTAAAGTTTCATTGGCAGATTATGAAGGTAGACCTTTCATTACATCAATGGCTGACAGAACAAGAGCAGATGGAATACTTACTGGAATTGGTGATGTAAATTTTAATTATCCAGTTGGTCTGTTAGGAGGGCAAGGGTATCCGTTTCTTTTCAGAAATCAACAATGGGCATCAGGAGAACTTCCTGTAAGGCAAATGGATGAACTTGCAAAAATAATTAAACGGGACACAGGGCAAAACCCATTACATATTCCACATATAATGAGTCCGACTGGAGGAGATTTTTCGCATATGACTGGAGAAACAATGATAGCTTATGCAGATGCAGCCTTGCCTTTAAAACAAAAAAATAAAGCTGACAAGTTAATAAAAACTTTTATTCCTGACTGGAAAGGGATGTCAGACCCAAGCTCTGTTCAACAATACTCTAAAGCTCCAGATAAAGTTAGAAAAGAAATACAAAATCAATTAGATATTCAATTTCGTGATTTAGGTGGATTAGGTAGAGGTGAAGCTAGGTTAGCAGTTGCAGACCCAAAACAACTTAATGCAAGAGATGGTGGTTTATTAAATGTAGGTGAATTTTTTGCAGATTCTGATATATTATTTAAACCAACACAACACCGATCCTATCCTTATGTATTACAAGGAAAAGGTATTGGTCAATTAGACACCGATAAAAACATTTATGAATTATTAGATATAGACAAAAGAATACAAATAGGTAAAGATAAAAAGCCTACAGGAATAATACTTGATATAAATAAAAAAAATCCCTCTAGAGATGATCTTCGTGCTTTAGAAATGAAACCATACTCTGGAATTTTGTCTGAAGAATTATTAAAAAAATTAGGGTACTAACCAAATAAAGTCACTTTGATAATCTTTTACTAATTTTTTAAAATTATTTTTTGCTAACCAATCTTTTACTTCTTCGGTTGTAATTGTTTTTTTATTAGTAAAGTAACAATGAGCTTCTAATAATGTTAATCCATGCATCATTTCTTGTGACATAGGGACAGCAGTATTTACTAAAATTTTATGCATTAATCCCAAAAGTTACCTTCTGCTAAATAGTAATCATATTCTTTATTTGCATATCTCATTATCTTTCTCCTTTAATTAAGTATAACACCATTATATTTTTCAAAAATACACCATATTCTAGCAACCTCAATCATTTCTTTACTAACTTCAGAGTTTTTGGTAAAAGGTTTTCCTACATAAATCCAGTAATCCATTCCTTCTTGAATGGATTTAAACTCGTAGTATTCCTCATTAATATCAAAGTAATTACTAATAATTTCAAATTTATTTTTAGTCATTGGCATTATCTTTCTCCTTTGTTAGGAAGTGGCTTATGCCACCTCCAAAGTGTTAATAGATTTGCTAGTAGGACTGCTAAAAATTAATCCTATTAATTCCTCTGGTTTTACATCTAATGCTATAAATTTGTAACCTGTATCGTAATAGCATTTTAAAGTTTCGCTGTTTATAATGATGTCACCTTCGCTGATACTAGCTAAACCTTGATCTGGATGATCTGCAACAATGTTAATTTGTGGATGGTTTTTACGATCTATATCAGCGTTACCAAGATTTACAACTTCAGCTAAACTATTGGTATAAAAATCTGCAACATGATCATAGTCGTGTATTAAAAGGTCATCAAATTTATCGCTAATAGTTACATTAAGATGTCTAGCGTGTCTTGCAACAGCATCATGACCTTTTTCGTTAATTAAATCTACTTCTGCATCTGTTAAGTTAATTTGTAAAATGTGATATTTCATGTCTAACTCCTTTATTTAAATTGTGTTGCTAAAAGAAGTATACTACAAAAACAAGACTTTTTACAATTTATTTTAAATATATATTAAGCACCAATTCTACGACTAGCAATATTTAACAAATTTTCCATAGCTAAATTAAATTTAACTTCAAAAAACATAGGTTCTTTTTCTCCAAGATACCTAGCGTAAATAGCTTGTTTTTGGTCTTTAGGTAGTGAATGAATAATAGCATCAAGCGTTTTAACATTTTGTTTATCTGCTACATTTACCATGTCATCAAACACTCCACTACTATACCCACCAGTTGATAAATAACTAACCTTGTTAGGATATCCTAGTTTATGGCTATCAACTTTGTGCCAACTAACCCAGTCCTGAATAATATCATTTAATCTATTGATCTTCATTCACCACCTTCATAAATAATATTTCCTTGAGAATACTGATGTGATATAGATAATGGATAACTATGGTTTTGCCCATCTTCAGTTTTAATAATTTTACGACTTTTAATTTTAAATTTATTAACTATACTTTTTGGGTACATTAATTCTGCTAATAAACAATCTGATTTTTTTGAGTAAATAGTGTGTCTATTTGTTTGCTGCCTTTGGAGTTTGCCTTTAATACATAACTTTCTTACAACCTGAATAACTGTATCTTCACGCAGGTTCATAAGTTTAGAGATTTCTGGAATTTTTAATTCTTGACCTTCTTGAAATAAATCTAAAGTCATCTGTTTTAATTTACCCATCTGGACTTTAGTCCCATCATTAAACTTGTAATAATGAAAATTTTTAGGCTGTACCATTAAATTCTCCTTTAGTAATTGTCCTACCAGTTGGCTCATGAATAATTTGAAACTGTGATTTGTTATAAACCATAATGTAACGATAACCTTCAAATATCCATTTATGTTCTTTCCATTCTTTTTTATTTTTCTTTAAGATTTTTTTTTCTTTTGTCATCACAAACTCCTTTTATATTATAATTTCCTGGGTCTGATTTAATTCCACAATACCATTTAAAATGAAATATTTTGGCATCATTTCCACACACACAACAAATAGCTTTTGTAGTATTAATCTTCATCATGCAACTCATCATTAATCCAGGTATTTTCTGTAGCTTTGGCTTGCAATACAGCTAAAGATGTTTGATGAACTTTTTTCATCTCATTCAGATACCATTTAGCTTTTTCAATATCGTCAATTGCATCTTGTATTTTGTCTGACTTTAACCCTTCTCTACTAATATACTTTAATGCGTTACCTTTGACATAACCATAAAATTCTTCGCCAGTCATCTTTGCTTTCAAATACTCTATAGTTTCTATTCCTCCATGTTTATAATGATCTGGATTTATTTTATCACTCATTTTTTTATCTCCTTAATATTACGAATATCTATACAATCTTCTGTACTTTTTAAAAAAACATTGCCATCTGGCTCTATAGATTTATAAAGTTTATAATTTTTTCCATGACAATGATACTTGTATTCCTTTGGTAATATTTTAATTCCCAAAAACACTAACCCTCCGATAAATATTATTAATGCTATTAAAGCAATATTTTTAATCATCATTTTCATTACTCCTTTTTAAGACATTTAACATTTTGTTTCTTGCTACAATAATAAAAGTTACATTTTATTAATTACAAATAAGGAACTATTATGTGGACATCACCTCAAGCAACTGAAATGCGATTTGGCTTTGAAGTAACAATGTACGTCATGAACAAATAAAGAAATGGGCATCTAGGATGCCCTTTCTAATTTATATTCAGCAAAAGAACATTTCTTACCAAATCTATTAATAGATTTTTTTGTTATTGTTTTAATGTCATGACCTTGATTTCTTAAATCATTTATCCTTGAAGCTAATCTTCT